TGATGTATAAACTCCATGTAATTCTTCCTGCCCTTGGATAATTATCAAAACGAACAATAATTGTGTCATGGTATGGACCTTCAAATGGTCCAGAAACTCCATCAGTAATAGTTCCATGATCTCGATGAGAAGCTTTCACCCATCTTTGGACAGTTGGATAAGTTGTAGGAAGATTAGATGCAGAAGGATTATCATAATTAGCTACATGAAATTTATTAAAACCAATAACTGTACTAGAAGATCCTGCTACTAAATTCTTACTTGGATGTCCTAAATTCCATTCTGGATTACTTAAAATACTTTTAGTTAAAGCATAATTTCTTTTTCCTGCAAATCTAACAGTAAAAGTATTGGATGAAAACTGCTCTAATTCACCAACATTAGTTGCTTTATTTGCATTTAGTAAACACACTCTAACCTTTGGAGAGGTTGGTTTGTTTTCGAGAGCAATTACATCTTTTATCACATCATTACCAGGCCAAGGAAAAAATCTAAACTCATATTCTTCTCTACCAGGATGGTCTATTCTTATATAATTATATTGAAATTCAGGGGTATTACCTTTAACACAAAACAAACCAGAATGATTTGCATAGCTTGTAGTGTCAGGTTGTAACCATGTCCATACATTATCAATTTTTACTTGTAACTTAAAGAAACTAAATCTAGTAATATATTTATTAACTTGTCCTAAAGTTAAAGTAGATTTGTTATCAAAAACTTCATATATTTTATCTTCTTCAGGCTTACTGTTTACATTTGCAAAAGTCATTTGTTTGTAAACTTTTGACTTAATTCCTATTTCAGTAATATCACATTTTCTATTATTAGAAATTGTTCCTAAAGTTGCTTTTTGTAGTGCATACCTTATATGTGGTTCATATAATTCATTATAATTTTGCTCATAATAAAAGTGATCATCCCTATCTAATCGAGTTGGCCTAACAGTAAAGAATTTACCATTTGTATCCCAATTAGGATTGCTTGTATGGTTGCCATCTAATCTTTCCGAAGGACTTGCATGGTATCGACCTTCTTCTAGTACTTCAAAATAATAATGCCTATGAAACGTACCAGACCAAGGGATCCCATCCCATTGTTGATCTGATTCATTGATCTGATAACAATTAACTAAAGTTGTACCAGCCATATATTGCTCATCTTCTGTAATAGCAGAATCAGTAGCTTCTCTAATTGTTTTTACAGCAGCATTAACATCCTCAAGTCCATGCGGTTCCATTGTTAACTCTAAGGTTTCTATATTTTGCTGATAACCAATTCCTTCATATAAATTTTCATCTAAATCTCCACTACCTAATATTTGATATTCAATAATATCTCCTTTCGCTAAATCTTTATCACCACTTCTTTGAAGAGCATCACCACCACTTCTAAAACCTGCTCTTACAGGCCACGATCCAAGAAGTTTTCTTCTTTTTTTAAGAGTTATTCTTCCTGCTGGTCTTTCTTCGTCAGTATCAGGATCACTAGAAGTTCTAACTAATTCATAAGGTAACTTGTAATAAGTCATATTAGGCATTGGATTACTTAATCCAAAAGTTGCCTGTGTTGTTGGGTTTCTTGTTCCTGAAAAATATCTTTCCTCGTCCACTCTAAAAATATTTGTATTTGCTCCTGTAAATATTCCTCCAGAAGTTAAAAAAGGAATATTATCTCCATCTTTATAAATCTTTTTTGCATGGTAATTATTGATTAATAAATCACCAATTGCATATCCATCAAAATCTGGCTCTTGTTCAACTGTTCCTAAAGAAAATAAACCAAGTAATTTTAATTGTTGATAGCTGCCCAAGCTGACAAGCTGTGACCACATCAATTGTGAATTAACTCTTATTCCACCATTAGAATTTTGATTTCTATTCGTAAAAACAAGAGGAATCAAATCGCCTAAAGTTGCTAAATCCTGAACGCTATTGAAACTAAACTGAGGAGCAAAACGCTTAAGACCTGCAATATCAGCAGTTCTATCGCCTGTCCCTTGTTTCATGCTTGGAGGCTTGGGAGCTAATAAATAACTAGCAACACCTAAAGCAACCCCAACAGCTATTTGACCTAAAAGAGTTAAAGCTCCAGCATTTGCATAAGGAATAGCAACTACTAAAGGGCCATTTACCAAGTCAGGTATTAATCCATAGGCTTCAGGTCTTTCTTTTACTTTTGCTGCTACACCTTCTAAAAATTGAAAATATTCTTCTTCTGTTAACCCAAGGGCATTACAGAGATCGGCTTCCGTTGGAAGTAACACCCTACGAGTGAAAGGGCTTCTAGCGGCGACCAAATCACCACCTGGCTTTCTAATGTTTTTCTGTAACTCAGCCATCCTTCCTCATAGAAACAAGCAAGGCCATAGGCGTTATCTTCGCTATGACACAAACCAATTACACCTAGTCTAGGCATTGATTCTACTCCCCACTTATTTAATTCTTCATCAAATATTGAATAGTCTTTTTTTCTTAAACGTCTATACCAATTTCGCTGTGCTATAGGAACAGTAAATCCATAGTGAGACAATACAGTTTGGCAAAGACTTAAACAATCACCTGTGCCATGTTTAACAGGATCAGACCCTAAACGATATTCAAGTCCTATTAATTCGTAAGGCTTCAAAGATTTTGTACTTGACCTGTTAACGGAAGATGAGCGCACCTTTTCTTAGTCAAAGTTTGTTGTGGAGCATTAGCACCAACAGCATCAATAGCAGAACTTAATAACAGTTCAATTGCTTCTGGGTCATATCTCATGCCAGCAGCTAACCAGTATTCACCAGTTAGTCTTCCTCCATTCTTTGCAGCAGTATCTTTATTAAAATCGTCAGTCATTAAAAAAGTTTCTACTTGTATATAATATTTTTTTTCAACAAAATCTTTTACATAAGACATACTTAATGGATTATTAGCAAGGATAATTGAAGCTTCTAAATTATCACCAGATCTATTCATTGCTGCACCTTGATATATAAAAGACAAGAAAGAATGTCCGTCTACAGCAGTATGTTTGCCATTTTGAAATTTATGTTCTACTGTTCCATCTTTTTGTTTGACGGTAACAAAAGCAGTTAAAGCAACGACAGTCATTACATACCTAACCTTGATCTAGCACTTCTACTATTTTTTAAAGTAGACAAAGTTCTATTTTCTCCAGCTTTTGCGCCTTGTGATGCAGCAGCGTTAATGATGTCATTTACAGCAGATCTAGGTACATAATCATCACCATTAAAGTTCATCACTGGGCCTGTGTAATTGACCGTAGTAGAGCCTGAACCTGAATAACGACCCATTGCAGCTTCTACACCTAAACGACCATCTTGAGTTCTTTTAAGAGGCATGATGGCTTCTGGGCCAGCTTCACCCATTAGGCCAGTGCCTTTAGAGAAGGGAAATAAGGTTGGCTTATCAACTACACCACCGTAAGCAAAGGGAACAATACCGTTCTTTCCATAAACATTGCCTAAAGCATTTACACCAACTGGCATTGAACCTGAAGTAATACGAGTGCGACCACCTCCCCAGTTAGGCGTTGTAACAGCACCTTCGACTGCTGTATTAGTTGGCCCAAAAAGACTTCCAAGACCTTGGAACATTTTTAGAATTTGACTTCTTATATAAATCTTGGTTATGTCAGCAATGATGGAACGTGCAAAATCAGCAAAATTTAATTTACCTGTTTGAACAAAATTAACTAAAGCATCTTCCATTTTTGTGAAAGCATTTTTAGTAGCATCTTGAATCTGTTGTGAAATATTTTTAATACTGTCCATATAAGAAGTAGCTCCAGCTTTCAAGTTCTCAAAAGCAGTTTTACCAGTGTTGCCTAAATCTTCTGTATTCTTTTTACCCTCTGTAAGCTCACCGTTAATATCAGCAAGCTTTAGCCTTAGTTCATTTATTTTATTTATTTGATCTGCAATTTTTGAATCTGCATCAGCAATGATGCTTGCAAATCTTTCTGGTAGTCGCTCTTCTAAACCAGGATACTGACTTGAAATCAAGTCTCTTTGTTTCTGTAATCCCGCTAATAATTTTTCTTCAGCTTCAATTTGCTCTTTTATAAATTTATCTCCAATTTTTAAAAAGTCTCGTAAAGCTTTTGCTGCACCATCAATATTTTTAACAATGCCTGTAAAAGTATCTTGAAAACTTGCACCAACTGGCTGTAGTAAAACTCCAACATTGTCTTTTAAGCTACTCATAGCAGTTGCCAATCTATCCCCTGCTGCTTCTGGACCTGCTGCTAATATCTCTGCATTTTTGCCGTACTTCGCAAATAAAGTTTCAGAGAATTTCATAAAGTCATCTAACGTCACCTTTCCACCCTCTAATGCCTTGTCTAACTCGGCGGGTGTCTTACCCATTGATTCAGCGAAAATAGTGAAGGCTCCTGGTAGACGTTCTCCAAGTTGTTGACGAAGTTCTTCGGCAGATACCTTGCCCTTACTGAAGACTTGGGCTGTAGCCGTCATAGCAGCTTTCATATCTTCTAGGCTTCCACCAGTACCACGAATACCAGAAGCTATTGATTCAAAAACTTTCTCAGCATCAGATACGCTATGCCCTGCACCGATAACAGAAGCCGTTAAAGCGGTAAATTGCCTTGTAATGACATCTTGAGGAATTGCTAAAGCTTCACTTTTTGCTAAAAGAAATCCCTGTGCGGCTGTATAAGTATTGGTATCTGCAATAACTAACTTCAATGCTTTTCTTTGCCTTGCAAGAGCAGCAGAATATTCAGCAGTTGCACCAATAGCTTTTCTAGCCATTCCAACTTGCGCTCCAATGGCAGCACCAGTAGCAGCACCTAAAGGACCACCCATTTTCAGACCAATTGCACCACCAATCATTCCTTCTGGGCCACCAAATACTCCACCAGCAGCAACAGCACCTAATCCTTTAGCAGCACCCCTTAAAGAAAGACCTGATCTTTTCCCTGCTGCTGAAGCTTTATTTAAAGCAAGTTCAGCTTTTTGTATATCTCTTGTGAATAAACGATATTTTGCACTTGTTAAAGAAACATTTGCTCTTAGCTCAGTGAGAACAGATACTTGCTGCCTTAATTCATTTTCTGTGACATCACTTTGACTACCTAATTGTTTTGCAGCAGTTCTTAGCTTTGTTATTTCAAGTGAAGTGGGTCTAGCAACATCAGTTAATTGCCTGACACTATTTTTTAATTTATTAACACCCTCTAAGCCCTTAACGGTAGCTAGGATTTCAAACCTTGTAGATGCAGACATTATTTATCCTTCTCGTTAAGTACCTTTAATGCTGCTCTTTCCATTGTTTGAATACCTTCCAACATGGCTCTAGCATCGTCAACTAAGTATAGACGGCAAAACCACTCTAAGACTTCATATTTTAATCCAATTACTCCTGACATTGAGACATTCCACTGTGTTGCCATCCGAGTAAACATAATTACGATCTTCCAGTTCTCCTCCCATACAATAAAATCTTTTTCCTTCTGTTTTTTTGGCATACCAACAATGCCTAAAGCAATTGCATCTTCATAGGACTCATCTATTTCCTGACCACTGTTGAGCCAATACTCAGTGGCCTCTATTAGTTTTTTTCAGGTGCGCCATTTTGCAAATCAACAATTGCTTGGGCTGTTGCTTTTATAAAATTAATATCGTTTAAGAACCCATCTAACTCTTTTTTAGTAAAGGCAATGTCGTTGCCATCTTCATCTTTTATATCTTCCCAACCTTCTAAAACATATTTAACTAATTGAAGATCACCTTTTTTGGCTATTTCTTGGATTTCCTTTACTCCTACCTTTTTAAAAACTCCAGTAAAAGTTTCATTTTTCCATTTACCACCATCAGAAGGGAAAGTGACAGTAACAGGCCATTTAATAGAAGTTACCTTCTTTTTGATTAGAGCCATTAAAAATATACATCTTACGCAACAATAACCAATAATCTAAGTAAAGACCAAGGAAAACTCGTCATTGCCGTTATTGGGAGTAGCCATAAATGGAAGATTTAACATCACAATTCCATCTGAATCTTCATAAGTTGGTGCGCTTAAATCTGACTGTGGGCATGACACCGTACAAATATTTCCAGCCCCACCCGAATGACTCCAAGTGTTAGTGCCTGTACTAGAGCCTGTAGCGTCAGTAAAGAAGTTATGAGCAGAAAGAGCTACAGCTTCTACAACAGCAGTACCAGAGGGTGTTCTACCAGTGATGAGTGCTTCCTTTGTTCCTCC